ATCAGCCGCGGTGAAAACGATCGCATCGTTGACATCGCTTTGCGTTGGATAGGCGAACAGCGCCGCGGATGCCGTGATGGTCAGATCATCGGCTGGCCCCCAGGTCGTACCGCCGGACACCGTGACCGTGGTGCTGCCGGTGTTCGTCCCATTGAAGGTGCCGCCTGCGTCCACGAAGAAGGCATCGGCCTGGGTGGTAAAGAAGCGGCTGGCCATGCGCTCGACGTAGCGTTTGCTGCTGCCGTTGATCGTGCGCTTGACCACCACGTACAGGCGGTCTTCATCGCCCTCGGCCACCACGCAGCAAGACTCAAAGACGCCATCGGTGTCATGCTGGTGCCAGGCACCGACCGACTGTTCCGGCACGTAGGTCAGGCCCAGCAGCTTGCCGGTGGACGAGATTGCCCAGACGATCGGCGTGGGCGCTTTGCCGTAGGCCATGTCGATCAGGGTGTAGTTGTCGAACAGGTGCGGCGTGCGCAGGCACAGATCACCCGTGACGTAGCCAGACGCCTGCCAGTTGTAGGCCAGTTCGCGCATGTGACCACCGCGCGCCGCGGCGTAGATCAGGTTGTTGTTCACGATCACCGGCTGCACGCTGGCCGAACCGATATAGGACTGCGGTTTCACCGAGACGCTGGTAGGTGTCAGTGCGTCGGAATTGACCGACGTGATGCGCCACTCGGCAGAGCTGGTGAGAAGCACCAAGTTGTTCAGTGGCACGATGTGCCGGATGGTGTTGGCCTCACGCGCTGCCACGCGGAAGTTGATCGAGTCATCCTCTTGCGTGGGCAGCGAGTAGGTCATGTTCGACTCGGTGCCGGTGCGCGTCATCCAGATGTTTTGCGGCGCATTGGTCGTACCGGCAAAGCAACGACGCTGCTCAAAGTAGGACACCGCACCAGGATAGTTGCCGGCTGAAGCAAACGGGTTGTACTGCAGAGGTGGCGTCTTGCTGATGTCCGCGGTGATGTTGTCGTCGATGAAGGAGGTGCCATCGGACTGGCCGATGTAGCCATACAGCGCACCGTTGGCCTGCTTGTAGACGTTGTAGCGCACGGCACCGGACACCGACGCCCAGGAGATTGTGTTCTTGTTGCCGCTGGTGAGCAGGTTGTTGGTACAGGTGCCAGCAGAAGAGGCCAGCGATTCATCCAGGCCGTTGTCGCCCACCGCGGTGATCTTGTAGCTGTAGCTGGTCGAACCCGTGCCAGTGGTCGCCGTGGCGGTCACGCTGCCTGGTGCAGACAGCGCGGAAACAAAGCTGATCGTGGTCAGGGTCCAACTCGTCGCACTTAGCCTGCGCAACTCACGCGGTGCATAGTTCGGGTGCACGATGGTGAGCACGTCCGCGCTTTGCACGTAGTGCAGGTCGAAGAGATCGGCTTCCAGGTAGGGTGTTGCCACCTCGTAAGGCGAGCCGCCAGAGAGCAGTGTGCTGCCTTGGGTGTGAAAGCGGATGTACTGGTCGCCGAATTCCAGCACCATGGTCTGCGTGGTGCTGTAGGAAAACGGGATCAGACGCGTGCGCTTGCTGCTGGTTTTTACCTCGCGCACGAATGCTGTGCCGGGACGGTTGGACGCTGGACCATGCGGTAGCGTGATGAAGTTGCGGCACACCGCCAGGCCAGACTGATACTTCGCATCGTCGATGCGGCCGAAGAATTCAGGCGTCAGTTCACCGGCACCGAACGATCGCTGTAGCGTGCGGATATTGGCCATGGCTTACCTTCCTGCCATCCACGGCGTCGATTGCTTGATCGTGATGCGGCGCTGGCTAGAATCCGATGCCGTGGCCTTGGCGTAGAACGCCTGAAACAATTGCATCTGACCCTTGGCTTCTGCGCGGCCAACCTCGCCTTTTAGGATCGGTCCGGCCAAATAGGACGCCAGCAAATGTGTCAGCGCGCTGGTGAACAGCGGCGAGAACTGCGTGGTGTCGGTGATCTTCGCGGTGTAGCGCAGCGTGGCATCTTCCTGGTTGGTGTAGATCACCTGGGTGCCATCCTGCAGCGTTTCCACCTCATAGGGTTGCGGGGTATAGATCCCCTGCCCGGTGTTGACGATGCCCTGCTGGGTGTAGGCAATGGGCAACTGCTCGCTGTAATCGTCCGCGGCATCGGGTGCCAGGATCGCCATGATGTTCAACACATCGCTGGGTGCGGAATAGACGTACTGCCACTGCTCGATTGTGGTCGATAGCAACGGCAATGTGATGCGCTTGGTCGAGAATCCCCACGGGTGCATCTCCAGCAGCGCATCGCGCGCCACGGGATAGAAGCGTGCAGCGTGCTGCGCCTGCGCGCTGCCTTCCGGCGGATCGATCGAGGACACGTTGGCGACATCGCCAAGGTGTGAAAGCGCAATGTTTACGATGTCAACTTCGGATGCCATGCTGTGCCTCGACTAAAAAAATGGGGGGCACAGGAAGGCCCCCCATCGTGTTGCTTCCTACTGCTTACTCGCCGCCAAACACATCGGCGACATCATCAGGACCAGACGCGGCAGCCACTTGCTTGCCCTTGGTCCGGGAACCTGCAGGCTTTTCGTCCACCAGCTCCATCATCGCGCCAGGCGTGCCGTCGTAAGTGACGATCTCGCCCTCTTCGTAGATCGAGTTGTTGATGAAGTGCTTTGCAAGTAGCTTGTAACGCGGCATGGTCTATCCCCTAATTAAACGACCGAGAAGCCGGATGCGTAGTACTTCTTGCCGTCCTGGATGGTTTCGACGATGTCGGCCGTGATGGTGCCAGCCGAAGGGTTGGTGCCCGTGACATCGTAGTAAGCGCCCAGGTAACGCTGGCCCAGCGAGCCAACCAGCGGAGGCAGCGGGACAACGAACTGCGCACCAGCGGTCAGGCCAGCAAGCAGAACGGTCTGCGAACCGCGAACAGTCGGCGTGCTCAGATCGGCCGCAGCCGAAGTGATGACTTGCAGCGCCAGGCTGGTCAGGTTGTTGAACGCCGTGCCCACGGTGAAGACCATGAACAACTGCTTGCCTTCACCGATGTCGCGGGCGGTGCCCAGGTCGATGGTGTTGGTCGAGGCAGCATCGGCAGTGATGGCCTGCGCGTCAGAAACGCGGAGAAATGCGTCGTTAATCATGATAAAAAGTTCCTTTCGTTTCTGATGGATTAGGACACGACTGCTTCGTTGTTCAGCAGTTGGTCAACGCGGCGCAGCGGAACGCCCAGGAAGGACAGCCACGAGTTAGGCTGACCAAACTGCGTCAGACCCTGCTCGACCTTCAGCACGTACTGCGACTTGTCCATTGCAGCCAGCGCCAGACCAGAGTGCACGGTACGGTTCATGTAGAACGCCGCACGACCCATGGCCATGTTCGGGATGCGATAGAGCGCGCGAGCCATCAGCTTGATGATGTTGGTCGAAGCCGACGCTGCCTGCGTGCCGGTCTGACCGATCAGGTCGGACACGTCGATGTTGCAGATGCGAACGACATAGCGCCAGTCTTTCACGACCAGGCCGTTCTTCCACTGGTAGTGGGTACGGTAGGCTTGATAACGTGCACCAGCGGAATCCCAGACGGTGTTGATGCCCAGGTCTTCATGGTTCAAACCCGCTTTCGAGCCTTTGGGGAACGGGCAGAACACGGTGTTCTCGCCCCAGACCACCAGGTAGATCGAGGTGTTGTCGGTGCCAGAGCCGCCAGCGGACAGGATGTTCTGGCCGTTGCCTGCGGTGGTCGAGCTGTAGCGCGTGGCCAGACCCAGGAACTGCTTGGGATCGGTGCCGGGGTTGCCGTAGAAGAGCGTCTGAGCCTGAGTCTGGTTCATCGCTTCCAGGAACGCCTGATCTTCCGACAGACGGAACGAGCCGGTGTTGCCGTTCAGTTCAGCCAAGTCCTTATCGACTTCGCTGTAGGCTTCCAGCATGCCGCAAGCCTCATCGACCTGTGCGGTGGTCGATTTGGAAGTCGGGATACCTTGGTTGATCGCGCGCCAGTAAACGGTCGGCAGGCCGGTACGGATCACCGAACGGTGGCCGGTGGGCAGGTTGCCTTCGATGAAGACGCAGTCTTCCAGGATCTCGTTGCTCTGCGAGAGCAGTTCGGCAATGGTTGGAACCTTGCCATCGGGATCGATACGTTTTGCCCAGTCCGCGAGGGTCAGAGCAGATGTCGACAGAGTTGCCATGATGTGCTTCCTTTCAAATCAAATTAGTGTTGCTGATTCGGATACAGGGACTTCGCAGGATCTTTGTAGCTCGATGGTTTGCCTTGAGCGCCTGCGACGAACGAATCCTCACTGATTGCCTTCCCGGCCCGATAAAACGCCCGGATGATCTCCGGGTGATTGCCGATGCCGGACTCTCTTAGCAGCTTGCTCAGCTCCGGAGTGCCGAAGGTGTCGAGCGCCTTCTTGGCCACTGCAAGGTTTTCTTCCAGCTTCGCGCCGCCGAATTCCTTGTCCGTCGTCGATGCTTCCTTCCACTCGTTCTGCACGGCGGTGATGGCATCTGCCTGGCGCTGTTGCCAAGCCGGACCCATCTTTTCGAGCATCTTCTGAGCAGCTTCCTGCGGCATGTCCAATTCCTTGGCGAATTCCGAGAACCGCTCCAGGCCAGCCTCATCGATGTTGAGGCCATCAGGAACAGTGAACTCGTACTTCTCAGGCGCGCCGGTCGGTTTGTCGCCGGACTCGCTCTGCTCGCCTTCGGTCTTCGACGCATCACCAGCTTGTGTCGTGGTGTCCGCCGTACTGCCTTGGGTTGCTTGCTGCTGGGTTGCTGCGTCGGTCGTGGTGGTGTCCGCGGCCGGTGCAGCGGTCGATGTAGGCTGGCCTTCAGTGGTGGTTGCGGCCGTTTCCGTCATCATGCTTTCTGCCATCTTGCTGCTCCTTGAGCATTAACGCGTACTGGTCTGGAGAGAATTCGTTAATCTGTGCCATGAGCATCAGACCGACATTGCGCTGACCTTCCCGGAAGAATGTCTCGCTGTTGCCTGTAAACGAACTGCGGTACACACCAGTGCGCTCCAACAGCCGCCATACGATCCGGCGGCCACGTTTGCTTCCCATAAGCCAC